GTGATTACTTAATAATTCCTTTGTTAAGCAAACATCAACTACCGAAGTATTTTTATGTCTTACGCTAAAAAGGCGCTTGCTGCTGCGTCTGCATGGGCGGTAGATATTCAAATGGGATCAAATGGAAACTTGATTTTTGATCCAGCAGAGGTTACAATATCCGCAGGAGAAACAGTTCATTTTGTGAATAACATGCTCCCTCCCCATAATGTTATTGTTGAAGATCATCCAGAATTATCACACGAAGGTCTTGCTATGTTACCAGGAGAAGATTTTGAGATTGCTTTTCCTGAAGCAGGAGATTATACTTACTGGTGTGCTCCTCACAAAGGTGCAGGCATGATTGGTACTATCCATGTCTCATAATCACAACTATGAACCTATGCCTGCCTGGGTTATCTGGGCGGGTGTAGGATTGATGATCTTTACAGTCATCATCTTTGTTATATTCACTTTATCTGTAATGTACTTTGGATGAATCACTTTACCCACTTTACTCACATGATTATCTGTTGTTTCATAGGCGTTGGAGCGGGAGCTCTTGGCGTCTGGGTTTATCATAAAATCAAAGATAGCAAAGACCATAATCCATGAAATATACACACAATTATATGAAAATTTTTCTTGATACGGCTGACACTCAAATCATTCATGAGTGCTATAACACTGGACTAATAGATGGTGTTACTACTAATCCAACTCTTATTAAGAAGAGTGGAAGAAACCCTGAATCTGTTTACGAAATAATCAAAGATATTGGTATTAAAAATATCAGTATGGAAGTTGTTGGAGATGAGGGAGAAATGTATCGTGAAGGAAAGCGTCTTTACGAAAAGTTTGGCGCAGTAACTACCATTAAAGTTCCTTGCACAAGACAAGGACTTGCTGTTTGCAAATCTCTTTCGGATCAAAATATCAGAGTTAACGTTACATTGATTTTCAGCATTGCTCAGGCAGTTTTAGCCGCTAAATCTGGAGCATCTTACGTCAGTCCTTTTGTCGGAAGATTGGATGATCAATCTGTTGATGGTCTCGATCTTGTCAAAGGAATTTCTGAGATGTATCGTCTTCATAATGTAAAGACGGAAGTTCTTTCTGCATCAATTCGTAGTGTTCATAAAGCAGTAAGATCTTGGTACAGCGGCGCTGAAATTGTAACTATGCCTCCAGAAGTATTTGATCAAATGTATGATCATATTCTCACTGATAAGGGAATGGAAATTTTTGAAAGGGATTGGGCAGAAGTTTTTAAACCATAGACTATTCGTTCAATAGCACAAAAAAATAAATAATAGTAGTTGCAGATGCTTATGCAATTACTTCCCTCCTCAAGAGACTATCTCTTTAATCTACACGCTTTCTCATCATCGGAAGCAAAAAGACTTTGGCGAAGGCACGTAAAGGAAAAATGGGAAGATAAATGTGCATACTGCGGATCTAGAGACAATATAACAATTGATCATATAGTACCACGAGCTAGAGGTGGATTAGACACGTCACATAACGTTGTGGCGTGTTGTAAATCCTGCAATCAATCCAAAGGAATATATGATTGGAAAGAGTGGTTTGAACAACAAGAATTTTTTACAGAACAGAAACTGCATAAATTAGTACATTGGATTGACGCACAAAAAAATGAAAAACTTAAACTTCACGGTATACTCTAAAGATGGATGTCCCTATTGCACAAAAGTCTCTAGGGTGCTAGAATTATGTGATCTCAAACATGTGATTTACAAATTGAACGTTGACTTTGACAAATCTGAGTTTTATCAGAAATTTGGAGTAAATTCTACTTTTCCCCAAGTTCTTTGTGGAGAAGAACATTTGGGTGGATGCACGGAAACCATGGAATTTTTGAAAGAGAATAATGTGGTATGATGATAATGAATGAAATTTACGACATAGTAGAAAGTGCTATTGACGTTGCTTTTTTGGATCAAAAATTTCTTTTGAAATTTTATGATTATTTGAAAGAACGAGATACAAAAAGAACAGAGATACTTGAGTTTATTCAAAGTCCAACTGCGAAAGAACTCAACGATCTGATTTTCGATCTTGATGAATACATCAAAGGCGGAACTGATAGTGAACACAAACAACTTCGTGAAGGATATGGACATATTCCAAAACCACAAGCAAGAAAAATAAAACAGTATCTCTTCACTATTCTTGAAGATGCCGAGAGGTATAGTAATGACCGAAAACCTGGAAGGAAAAAAAGAATCGCTAAATAATATCAAAAGCAGTTCTCCTCAGTACATAGACCGAGGTGTAGAACTACTGATTAGAAACAAGAGGAGGAAAAGGGAAAAACCTAAAACATTTCAAGTTGGGTTTGAGAAATTTTTCTCCATTTTTTCTAGAGAGATTCATCTCAAATTTAACTTTTTCTTGGATATAAGAAAAAATAACCTCTCTGGAGAAAAAAGATGTTAGCAGTAACTCTCACCATTAGCACACTTGTTTCAATAATGTTCTTTTTTGTTGGAGGTGTGGTAGGATGGTTAGCAAAAGAGCATTTTTATAATACTCAGCCAGTTTATACTCATCCAGAGATGTTCGATGAAAATGGCAACATTCTTCCTGATGAAATTTTAGCAGTACGATTTGAAAACAATTATGACGACTACGAAGAAGAAGACGACGACTAGTAGCACAACAGCGTCGTTAGAACTCCCAATGAATCCTTTTGTGTATGAAATATTAGAACTTGCATCTAAACAACGTTCTAATGCTAAGAAAGTAGAAGTTCTAAAAAAATATGAACATAACTCCCTAAAGTCTATTTTTATTTGGAATTTTGACGATACTGTTATTAGTATGCTTCCAGAAGGAGAAGTTCCCTATGGAGATGCACAGGATCAATCTGTTTACAGTGGTACTCTTTCTGAAAATCTTTCAAGAGAATCTAGTGGAGGAGAATCTGCAACAGGTCAAGATTTAGATGGAAGAGGAAAAACTTCTCTTCGTAGAGAATGGCAAAATCTTTATCATTATGTACAGGGTGGAAATAATGGACTCTCTACAATTCGTAGAGAAATGATGTTTATTAACCTTTTACGAGGACTTCATCCTAAAGAAGCTGAGTTGCTTTGTTTGGTTAAAGATAAAAATCTTCAGTCAAAGTATAAAATTTCACATGACAATGTGAAAGAAGCATATCCAGATATTCAATGGGGCGGTCGTTCGTGACAGTAGCAACGAAAGAGGAACCCAAAATGGATATCCAAAGTAATAGATCAGATTTTGGAATAGAATATACTCCAGGAACATCAAACCCTAAAAAATATTCTTGTGAAATCCTTTTGGAAAAAACAACTTTAGAGGCAGCTAACGATAGATCATTTCCTAATGATGCGAAATTAATCTGGTATATTGTTGATGGTGTGCAATATATTGATCTGACTAGATGCCAAAAAACATCTAAACTTTTTGATATGTACTATGATACATATGGACCTGGTTCTGTACAAAAAATAGATTTTGGGTATGGAAGAGTAAGTCCAAAATTGTGGGGAGCTAAAGTTTCTTCTGATAAGAAAAAAGGAAAGAGAGAACGATGAGTTATGGATTTGGTGGAGGAGGAAACGCGAAGGTCATTATTGATGACGATGAAGTGGGAAAACTCCTTAAGAAATATAAAAAGATAAAAAAATATATGAAGAGTTCAGTTTTTCAAGTAAGAACTATGAATGGTACTGAAAGAATGGTACAAGAACTTATTGATGAATATAACGAGAATCCTTTAGACTAATGGGAAAGCACTATCTTTTAAATCTATATGGATGTTCGTATGAAAGACTGGACAATGAACAGTTTCTTATTCAACTTTTAGAAACATCTGCTATTTCTAGTGGAGCTAAAGTTCTTCATACGGTATCTCACAAATTTGAACCGCACGGTGTAACCGCGATATGTCTTCTTTCAGAAAGTCATATTAGTATTCATACTTGGCCTGAAGATGGAAAGGCAGCTGTAGATGTATACACTTGTGGAGAATGTGATCCAAAGATTGGATGTGATATTATTATCCAACAACTTTCGTCACAAAATCACACACTTAGTTATATTGAACGTTGACATATGCTCAAGTTTGTATTATGATTTGAAAAAGGTATATTTTTTATCATGCACTACAAACCCTATTCACAAGAGTGGCATAGATATCGCTATCTCAAAGAGGCAATCGATAAATACCTAGATGATGGTATTGATCCAACCTTTATTATGGATGATATTCGTGATATTCTTCATATTCGTTCGGAATCGGCATATCAAGAATTTTATAGGATTAATCAACTAGAGAACTATCTATCGGAAGAATCTCATGCTTTCAACTACATACCGCCTGAGGCTAGAGTCGATTTGTAAAAAAATCGCAAATAAGGATGAAGTATCTTTAACAGATATGGTTTGGGCAGAAAAACTTGCTAAGTCATACACAACTGCTAGAGAATGGTTAAACAAAGCTCGTCGTTATGCTGCTCAAGAAATTGAAGAGGGAAGCATGGATGATTTTATGAATAGGATGGGACTAGGAGACCCCGACCCATCCAATTATAGAACGGGGTTTAGTGGTGCAGATGAAATCGTCGATTGGTTTAAGCAAGACAAATCAGATGATTGGAGACAAAGAGATTGACTTACGAAGAGTTTGTTAATAAAGGATCAGAACATTATATTGAAATGGCTCGCCTTATTGATATTAAACTCAAATATCGTATGGAATTTACTGATGATGAAAAAGAAATACAAGATCACATCTTAGAATTCCAACATCAAGTAAAACTTGATGAATTAAGAACTAAATTTGAAAAATGTTTTGACATAGAACAACAATGATTACTTTAATTAGTGGATGTATCCTAGCAGGATGCCTGCAAGATGTTCCTTATGTTGTAGGAGATCCTGTTCGTTATTATCTAACACCAACAAGAAAAGAACGCATAGACAAATCTCAGTATTCATGCTATGTTAATGGTGAATTTTTCAAGTCCTGTCCACAATGAGAGATAAGATTATATTGATTCTTCCTTTCTTTCAAGTTATCATTGCACTGGTAACACTTTCTAAGATACCAGAGCCACCGCCACAGTATTTCTGTAAGCAAGCACAGGATACTTATGGCAATTATGCAGACTTTATTATTTGTAATCCACAATGAAAGAACTCCTAACACATCATCAGTGGAAGTTAGTTTTCACTGCTGTCCGAAAGTATCAACAAAACTATCCTCAGTCAGTTCCTTGCTACAAAGGAATGTATGCGGACTTGAGTTACATTCTTGACGTTCTTCAACCTATTGCATACGCCGAAACTTATCATGATACGGACAACACTGAAAGTTGATGATGATGGAGTCATCACATTTCCTGATGAGTTGATGAAAGAGCTTGGATGGAAGGAAGGTGATGTGCTAGAATGGATTGACAACCAAGATGGTTCCTTTTCTCTGGTGAAACCCGAATGACTTACGAAGCTACTGTTGAACTTAAGTTTGATGCTACTTGGACTCGCACCTATACTGGTGGGTTTGGATCTACTATTGATGATGATATGCTCCCCGAAGAGCATTATCTGATCACTGCACCTGCTGCTGATCTAAACTGCCGACAATACTTCAAACTATTTGAGAAGTTCCTGTTGTGTGTAGGTATGGATCCCGTATCTATTCGCAGTGGTGCTATGTCTCTTGTCTTTAATGATTATGTGAATGAAGCAGACCAACGTAAGGTATGTGCTGAGTATGAACTGACTATGGATGAAGATCTTCGTAAGAAGTATGAAGAATTCAAGGAAGCAGATGAAGCATGGGCAAAACTGAATAAAGGTCCTATGGGCACAGTAATAGATTATTGTGAGATGGATGATAAAGAGAAATGTCGTGAATATAACCTGCGTGAGGCAGAATACTATGACAAGCGTGCTCAACTGGATTTGAAAACAACATGAAAATTATTCAATTTGGCACACGTCAAGATTACGGCACAGAATATTATATGACTGTGCTTACAACCAGACAATATTCCCTACTTCAGGTAGCATTTGACATTGGTGAGTATGGTAATTGGATCGAGTTTCCATATCTTCAAATTTCTATGGGATATGGTAGACTGTTCTCATTCCTATTCTCTCTTGGTAAGTTGGGATTTACTTTTGATATCGCTGGTCGCAACTGGCGTGATGAATTGTTCTACATTCAATCAGAACAACTATGAACTGGTTTGAATACTACATCAGACACTGTTGGTTCACTGGTTGGCAAAGCATCAATCATTCTTTCCGCAACTGGGCAGATTTGATGACTGGTAACTGGGCAGATTATGGACTCATGTTCTATGATGATCCATATGAAGAATGCCGTGATTGCTTCTGGTCTTATCTGGGAGAAGATGATACTCTACCAAAAGAGTTTTTAGAAAATCTGTATGAAATGGCAGATCAAATTGAGCGTGGTGAAGTAGAACTTATTCCATATGATGTGAAAGATTTTGAAGAAGACATGGAAACTCTTGAAAATTGGATAAAGGACAATGAGTAGATTTGTAAAGAACCCAGACGAAATCGTGCTAGAGGATGTTAGAATGTTTCACTACGAAACCATGGAGGAAGGACGTGCTGTGTGGATTGGTATCTACACCAATGATGGCAAGATCTACCACATGAATATCGGTGGAGACAATCTCAAAGTGTATTACTCAAACGAATCATGACTTACGACGATCTCTACTGTCATGTGCTAAACTATGTTGCCATGCCGCATACTACCATCACAGAACATGACAAACGCCGTGCATGTCTCATTCTAGGTGCATTTATGGAGTTTATTATGGATTGTACTGATGCTGGTATTGACCCACGCACACTTGATATGAATGGTATTATCAATGAGAAACTTGATGAGATTGGAGTATGACTAACAAAACTTGGACAGTAATGAATGATCTGGAAGAAGCATTCAATCAAATCACTACATTCTCTTTCCTCCTTGAACAATTACAAGAAGCAGTAGATTCGGCAGATGCTCAACGCATTGTAGATACTACTGCTGCACTTAATGCCTTCTATCCTCCCTATTGTCAAAACTGGGATAACAAATTCTGCAAAGCATGGGACCATGTAGTTAAAGGAGAAAACAAATGACAATCCCTAATTTCAAATCCCAACCAGATTGGGAAGAGTTTACTAGCATGTTTGATGCACGGTGGCACTGTAAGAAAGCATTGCTAGATCGTGTGAAGGATGATATGTTTCCTGGCACATCATGGCACGGATTAACATCAGGTCACATGGAAGTCATCAACGACATCGTACAATCTCTTCTGTATGATGTAGAGTACACATTCAAAGATAAGTACCCAGAATACAAGAATGAGGATGATGAGATGTTCATCCCACGTCGTTCTTTCAAAGAGGATGTAACAGAAGCACTTAAAGATGCTCTAGGAACTGGTGGACAACAATTGGCAGAATGTCCTCCCTGTGAACCATGCGAACCTTGTGATCTATTCTCCCCAGAATAATGTATCAGAGTAAATATAGTGTGGTCCATAAAGATGGATCTGAAACCGAATATAAATGGTCCCAAACTAGAAGAAGGTTTATTATGTCACAGACAACAGTAATTTATTCTAATGGTAGCCAAGAATGCGAGCGGATGGCAATGCTCCTTGAATCTCTTGGTGGAGAATTTCATGAGTATCTACTGGGAGTAGATTTTAGTGATCGTCAATTCCGTGCTGAGTTTGGACCTGAAGCAACGTATCCACAATGTTCTATTGGATCAAAACATATTGGAAATATGAAAGAAACACTTCAATTTCTAAAAGAGAAAGGACTTTTCTAAAACTGTATCATATTATACAATTGACAACGTATAGATAGTAATGGTATAATAACCATGCGTTCATCCTATGACTAAAGCACTCTTGCTTTTAGCATGGGTTCCACTTTTTTCTGTTTCGACGCCACGACTTATTCAAAATCCATATCCTGTGACTATAAGTTGTGACGCAGCGTGGGAACTGATGGACATCGTTAAAAACGACGATGTAGTAAATCAAAGAAGAGAAGACCGATTGCTATTGGAACTCCGAAAGGATGTAGTTCAAAGGTGCTAAAATTAAATAGGACGCAAGTAAGTCGCGGAACGGAGCGTTCATCCCAATGTTTTCAACAATTTTAATTTATGCAACATTGACTTGTTCTCAAGCCAATGCTCTGATCAATAAAGCCCAAAAGAACGAAAGTATTTCTGAACCTATTAGAAATGAAATAGTTCAAACTATTAAAGAATCTGCTTCAGATTCTTGTTGGGAGTTGAAAAATAGGGACGCAAACGACTGAAGGAACGGGAATTAACATTCTCATTTCTTTAGGAGAACAACCATGAACACACTTCAACTGATTAAAGAGCAGCTTCAAAAAGCAAATGCTCTTCATGATGCTCAGATCTATCACACCACATACCGTGGTTGTGAGTTTAGAGTAGGCAGTCATGAACCAAAGGAGACACACGGTACATTTCAGTATCGCGGACATACTTACAGTAAATAAACAAAAGGACCTACGGGTCCTTTTTTGTGTCTAGGTATAAACTAGTAGGCATTAATATTTGTTAAGGATTGCTGACAAATCATATACATAGTGATAGAATTAAAGGGTGAGAAAAGTGTACTGAAAATCGATCTACATTATGGTCAAATAATTATCGTGGAGGTTATTATGCATAATCTTATTTCACATAATCAGCTAGCTGGCTGGAGACAAAGCGTTACACGATTAGATAAAACATTAGATAGGAGCATCGAAGAATCTGATATTCTTAATGATTATTACAATTGTTTAATTGAATGCGACGATGATCAAACGTCTTGTAAGCGAATTTGCAGGAGGATTTTGCAATAGTCATTGAAGAAATTACAATTCTTCAGAGGGTTGACCACCCTCTTTTTTTTGTGTATAATTAGTATGAGATGACGTTGTTCTTATGGATAAAGAAAAACTTAAACTCATAATTAAAAATCTGGAGTCTCTTGTAGACTGTCTTAAATCTGAAGTTTATTCTGACATAGATTCATATGTAACAAAATCAGATGAGTATATTGGTAACCAGAATTTTATTTCGGATTATGATGAAATTTTTTATGATGATGACGGATATCCTGATTAGTAAAGAGTATGTATGAATCTTTAAATTGCTTCGAAGAAGCATTAAAACATTTTGGGACAAGAGTCGATATGATTATTGCCTTGGAGATGTCACGAAGAATCACTCCAGAAGAATCATATCAACAAATTAAAACGGAACTCAAAGAACTGAAAAAGTGCCGTAAACAATTCAACAAAGGACATGAATGCGAATGACTGCAGTAAAACTTATTTCTGTTACTCCTGATGCAGAGAAGCACATGGCATATTGTGCCCGTGTGAGTAACCCAAATAATCAAGAGAATGAAAATTTCTCTGGACTTCTCCGTTACTGCATTACGCATCAACACTGGAGTATCTTTGAACAAGCAACAATGACTCTGGAGATCAATACTACTAGAGGAATCGCAGCTCAAGTGCTCCGGCACCGTTCGTTCACATATCAAGAATTTTCACAACGGTATGCTGATAGTTCTTTGTTGGGTGATACTATTCCACTTCCAGAACTGCGTAGGCAAGATACTAAGAATCGTCAGAATAGTATTGATGATGTAGATCCTTATACTGTTCAGAAGTATGAGATTCTGATGCAACATCATTTCAAAGAAGCAATGAATCTGTATCAGAAAATGCTTGATGACGGAATTGCAAAGGAGTGTGCTCGTTTTGTGCTTCCTTTGGCAACTCCCACCAGACTCTACATGACTGGCTCAGTTCGGTCATGGATCCATTATATTGATCTGCGGTCTGGTCATGGTACACAGAAGGAACATATGGATATTGCGAATGGTGCTAAATCTATCTTCTGCGAACAGTTTCCTGCTGTTGCAGAGGCATTAGAATGGATCAAATAAATACTCAATCATAGTTAAAATTATGGCTACTTATCCTGTTATTAATAAACAAACTGGTGAACAAAAAGACGTTGTAATGAGCGTTCATGATTGGGATCAATGGAAACTTGATAATCCTGATTGGGACCGAGACTGGTCTGATCCATCTACCGCACCATATAGCGGTGAGATTGGAGAAGTCTATGACAAACTCAGGGTTAAACACCCTGGATGGAATGATGTATTGCACAAAGCATCTAAAGTTCCTGGATCGAGAGTTAAGCCTGTATAATTATGACAAGAAGAAAAAGAACCCTGAATAAGTCTGCGGGAATTGGATTAACTGCAAGACAACAAAAAAAGAAGAAACCAATTAATTTGGATTTGCTGAGAGAAGTAGAACCTCTAACACAAAATCAAGAAAGTCTTTTTGATTCGTATAGTGACGGAAAAAATATCGTTGCTTATGGATGTGCTGGTACAGGAAAAACTTTCATTACTCTGTACAATGCTTTGAAAGAAGTATTGGATGTCAACAGTCCATATGAAAAAATTTACATTGTCAGATCACTTGTAGCAACTAGAGAGATTGGTTTTCTTCCTGGTGACCATGAAGACAAAGCAGACATTTATCAAATTCCATATAAAAATATGGTGAAATATATGTTTGAATTGGAGGATGACTCTGCCTTTGAAATGCTATATGGCAATCTCAAATCTCAAAATACGATTAGTTTTTGGTCAACATCATTTATTAGAGGAACTACCTTAGATAAAGCAATTATTATTGTTGATGAATTCCAAAACTTAAATTTCCATGAACTTGATAGTATCATTACTCGTGTCGGTGAAGATACAAAAATTATGTTCTGTGGAGATGCAACTCAGTCAGATCTTGTCAAAACTTCTGAGAGAACAGGAATCATGGACTTCTTAAAAATCATTGGTATTATGCCTTCTTTTGATATGGTTGAATTTGGTCTTGATGATATCGTCAGATCTGGTTTGTGTAAGGAATACTTAACTGCGAAGGCAGAACTTAATCTGTAAAATACTATTATGCAATTTACTCATCATAATTTTCTAGGTGATCTTGAATTAAATAAAAAAGAAACTAATGGAATCCGTTTGTACAATCTTCCTGATGGACAATGGGTTCCATCCATTACATCTGTAACTTCTTTTTATAATCGACAGATCTTTGCTGACTGGCGTAAGCGAGTTGGTATTGAAGAGGCAAACCGTATCACTAAAAAAGCAACTGCGCGTGGAACTGATTTCCACGAAGTAGCGCAGGCGTATCTTGAGAACAAAGAACTGAACTGGGATGACTATCGTCCTCTTTCTAAAATTATGTTTCATCATGCAAAGCCTTTTTTAGATAAGATAAATAACATACATGCCATTGAAAGAACCCTTTATTCAGAATACCTTGGATTGGCTGGTAGAGTTGACTGCATAGCAGAGTACGAAGGAGAGTTGGCGGTCATCGACTTTAAAACATCTGAAAAGATCAAACCAGAAAAGTGGTTAGAGAACTATTTTGTTCAGGAAACTTTTTATGCTGCTGCTTATTATGAACTAACAGGAATTACTGTAAAAAAACTTATCACACTTATGGTTACTCCTAGTGGTGAAGTAAAAGTATTTGACAAAAGAAACAAAGGGGATTATATTAAGTTATTAGTACGTTATATTAAAGAATTTGTACATCACAACACTAATCAAACCCATGGAGAATGAGTTAGAAAAAGCACTAGAGAGTAAATTTTTCTGTCCCTCCAAATTTGCTCAAGAGATTGAGTCTCTTGTTCTATTGGATGCCAATATGAATTATATTGATGCGATCATTCATTTTTGTGATTTGCATTCTATTGATCTGGAGTCTGTTCCTAAGCTCATCTCTAAACCTCTTAAAGAGAAACTAAAGTACGAAGCAATGGAACTAAACTTCTTGAAGAAGACCTCCAGAGCAAAATTGCCCTTTTAATCCATTTTTGGGCGAAAAAAATTCCGGCAAAAATTTGACCCCTGTAAGATTTTTTAAAGTGATGCCAGTTGATGCCTACCGTTGTTATTTGTCTTTAAAAAATCATTTTACTAAAGACAAATATGATTATCATAAGTATTGTGGAAAGAGTCGTGCCACTGTACAATCTTTTTATAAACGTAAAGATCGTTTTTGGTTTGAAAAAATAGCCAGAAACAAATCAGATCAAGAAGTTATTGAATTCTTCTTATCAAATTTTATTTCCTGCACAGATCCAGGAAAACTTTGGATTGGAGAAATTATTCGTGAAGGTGAAAGTAGATATACGGAATGGAAGAGAAGGACGCAATCTCTTTCATATATCTTCAAAAATGAAATGGACAATATCCTTGCAAATCAAGACTTAGATTCCATATTTTCAAAGAAAAGTGGACATCCAATTATTTTGAAAAAGTATTTGGGTGGAGAGGTCTCAATAGAATCTATGGTGATCTTGGATAAAATACTTGGATACAGACAAGAATTTGATGCTAATATTCAAGATCCAGTGTGGGAAACCGTAAGTTTGAGAATAAAAAAATATTCTTCCTTCCTAAATATCGATGTATTTCGTTATAAAAAGATTTTAAAAGAAATTGTTCTTGGAGTAGCATGAGTTTTTTCGATTCCGATATTGTTAGATCAGAAATGACAGAAATTTCTGAAATGCAAGAAGAAATTTATAGAAATGTCTTTAAATTTCCTCATATGACTAAAGATGATAAATTGTCACATGTCGATCTGCTTGATCGACTTCTAGACAAGCAAAAAGTTCTCTATGCTCGTCTTAGTTTTTCTGACGATCCAGAAGCAATTGAAATGAAAAATCAAATTGTCGAATCTGCCAAAATGATGGGAGCGCCCGCTGACGTTGATATGAACGCAGTGTTTACTAATATGTCTAATATGTTGGCGAGCATGAGAAAACAGATTGACATAACAGGTTCAGACCTGTAGAATAACGAAGTACACACAAGCCAAATCCGTACAAATCCGAGGTAATCCGAATGTCTTTCGCAAATCTGAAAAAGCAATCTTCTCTTGGTTCTTTGACTGCCAAGTTGGTTAAAGAAGTTGAGAAGATGAATACTACTTCTGGCGGTGCAGATGAACGTCTCTGGAAACCAGAGATGGACAAAGCTGGTAACGGTTATGCTGTTATCCGTTTCCTGCCTGCTCCTGAAGGCGAAGACCTCCCCTGGGCAAAAATGTATTCTCATGCATTTCAAGGTCCTGGAGGTTGGTATATTGAAAACTCTCTGACTACTGTTGGTCAGAAAGATCCTGTTTCTGAGCACAACCGTGAACTCTGGAACAGTGGAAGCGATGCTGATAAAGACACTGTTCGTAAACAGAAGCGCAAGCTTTCTTACTATGCAAACATTTATGTTGTTCAGGACAAAGCAAATCCCGATAATGAGGGTAAAGTTTTCCTGTATAAGTTCGGCAAGAAGATCTTTGATAAGATCATGGAAGCAATGCAACCTGAGTTTGAAGATGAAACTCCAATCAATCCTTTTGACTTTTGGCAAGGTGCTAACTTCAAACTGAAGTTGAAGAAAGTTCAAGGTTATTGGAATTATGATAACTCTGAATTTGATGCAGTATCTCCACTCCTGGACGATGATGATGCACTGGAAGCATTGTGGAAGAAGCAGTATTCTCTGACTGCTCTGACTGCTCCTGATCAGTTCAAATCATATGAGCAACTTGAGAATCGTCTTCAGATGGTTCTTGGACAGAAGAGTTCTTCTGTTTCTCGTTACGACGAAGAGACTGATGATGAGGACAATGATCGTGGGTCCTACGCTCCCGATTTCTCTTCACGTTCTCAGAAGTCTGAACTGCCAGATGATCTGAGCGAACAACTCAACAACCTTTCATCTTCTAGTGAAGATGAAGATGATGCTCTGAGTTACTTCCAAAAACTTGCTGATGCTTGATTATTGATATAATCTAATATTATCTGCTGATTTTAAGGTACTGCTCTGATATTGAGTAGTACCTTTTTTATATGGTAAAATAGATTCTATATCATCAAGAGCTACCCTGAGATATTCTGGTTTTAGAATGTATATCTCTCTTTTTTTATTGTTGATATTATCTTCATATTCGTAATTTGTAACTTCTTTTGCACAATCAGTTACAGTAACGTAACTTTGAAGGCGAATGTCCCAGAAAGAAATGCTATGATTGCTTTCTACCCTTAACCCAGATCTAAGAACTATTCCACCAATACTATTTTTAACTTCTTTTGATTCGTAATGGTGAGCCGAACCTATATTTTCATATGATCCATATTTTTCTAATAAATAACGATCAAATTCATTTTGGGATAATGGCCATTCTGATTGAATGTTTAAAATATTATTAGATAGAAGAACAATCCAATCTAAATTAGAATCGTCGTAAAACTTATATGCTACATTATCAGGTCTTTCGTTTCCAAGAATAATATAAGTTTCAAAGAAAGCCGAGTTTCCTATAATATCTGGTCTCAATTTTGCTCTTCTAAAGAAGTTTTTTACGTTAATATATTCTGATACGTTTTTGGTATCAGAAAGTCTATTGACATAAGAAAAATCGGGAAGATTTCTAAAATAGGTCTTTGGCATTTTTAATATCCGATTGGATGTGCGTTCTTTTCATCATAATCATCAAAGTATATAGGTTCTAACTCACTGAAGTCTAATTTCATTTCATATGCGGTTAAATTTCCATCTGAGTGTGATGAGTATGTTCCATCAGGTATATAATTAATTGAACATTGGACCAAAGCACATTCTTTAATTCTGTTCATTCCAGGGTGCAATTCATTTTTGCTCACATATTTAACAGTAAAAGTATTTGGCGCTTGTAAGAACAATCCTGTTTTTGTTCTTTTTGCTGCCATTCCTTTTTTGAAAAAGAAAATAATTTTTTTGATGGTTTCGGCTTCTGTTTTATTTCTAGCAGACATTCTAAATGTAAAAGTGAACGTTCTTAAAGATGGTCCATTGAACAAAAGTTCTAAGTTTGGATTTATAATAGATCCTGTCGTTCTTGATAAGATTGCATTTTTATCTGTTTTGGTCGCCGCTGATGAAAAGATCGATGCAATTGCTTTTTGAACATCTGATCTTCCTTCTGCACTCCCTAAAGCTTCCTCTGCTTTTTTTCCTATGTCTCCAATTGCTTCTCCAGGATTTCTTAAACCTTTTAAAAATATATCCGCTTGTGCTGCTTTTATTGGGTCCATTTCATTTTCCTGCCAATTGACTCGGTTCAAATCTGCAGCCGCACTTTGAATTGGCAGAATTACTGTTCCTTTGCTTTCGGCGGTATATGGATCTCTTCTATCATCAAATCCGCTGAGACCACCGATACCTGAAACTTTATCTTTTAATTTTCTTGGAGAATATTCGATCATTCTAAATTCTAAATGATCTTGCTTATCACTTATGTTTAGTGGATATTTTAAAGGCACTGCTCCAGCACCAGGCAATCCATAATTGTCCCCTACACTTGCGGATGGAGCAAAAAAATCATTATTCTCTATATCAATAGATCCGCCATTTTGGTTTTCTGAATATTCTCCTTCTCCTGTCAATTCTTTTTGCAATTCTGGATTTGCAAATTCTCCC